ATGAGAGGACAACAATCACTGTTCAATAACTATATAGAAAGTCCTGTAAAAAAGACTACGAGAAAAGGACGTTCGGCCGATATGATCGCGCTCAGGGACGAATGCCTGCTGCACAGATACTATTATCATATCAAATTGCAGGGCAAACGTTACGATATGGCCATTCACGAATTGTCCGCAGAGTTCTGGATCAAGAACAGCAACATCATTTACCGCCTGCAATGTAATAGTGAAAGACTCGAGCAGATCATGAAGCAGGAGCAGCCGGACCTGAAACAATTAAAGGCCTTATATCCCTGGTGGAACTGGTAAAATAAAAGATATCATTAGCAATAAACGTACGCCCCTGAGCATTGCTCAAATAGCTGCGCGCCTTCATTAGGAACACGAATAAAAAGAGCTTGTATCATACTTTTGATACAAGCTCTTTTTATTCGTTCCGTTTCTGCAAATACTTTTACTTGCCGGGGCCTTCACTCTTTTCAATACTGATGACTCCCCAGAATTTATTTACCCGCTTATACATGGCCATGTGGCTGCTCGTAATTCCAATCCACTCTCCATCGCTGCGGATGGCAGTAGACAGTTTCCCGTTCTTCACCTTATCGCTGGCCTTATTGTCATACAAGGATACATACAGGTCAATGATCTCAGCAACGTCTCCCGTGATCCGCACTTCCTTCACCATATCCTTTGCGTCATTTAATATATAATCAATCATCACCCATCTTTTTGCACTATCAGGAGCCGATAGCTCAATGCGCATCTCCCGGTTTGTCAGTTTCAGGTGAGCACTGTCAGGGGCAGATAGCCTCATATGCGCTGCAATGACATTCGCAAAAGGAAAGGCCGCGGCAACAGGCCGGTCAATGATATTTATCTTCTGTCCATAGCATAAGGAAGAAAAACAGGCAAGGGCTACGATGAGAATCAGTTGGAATCTTTGCGTATAAGGTTTCATTATTAAATAATTTGGCTAACGGTTACAGGACGTAAATGTAGTCAAAAATATTTATATGCGACCTGCAGCTGTTCAGGACAGCAGTTCAAGCGGCGGCTTCGGAATTTCACTGGTCACCGCTTGAACGGGATATTCCTGGAAATGCAGGCTGTAAGTAAGCACCCGCACACGAAATGCATCATCTCTTTCTTCGGTTGTCGCCCTTAAGCGCGACAAAGGCGCAATACTGCCGTTTGTCCATCCCTGTAATGCCTGGTGCAATGTCAGCTCGGCCTCATAATAACTAAGCGCTGTATTGGTGTCCAGAAATGCAGTACCACTGGAATCCGTCACCCGGAACACTATCCTGCATTGCAGCTCCCCGCTCCCACCCTGAATAAATCCGCTCAGCTCCGAATAGGTCAGGTTGGTAAAGTCAATGAACGCGCAGGGCCATACAGACGGATTGCCGTTGTAATTCTCTGTTTGCGAAAGCTCCGGGTATACGCCTTTAATTAAAGGCACCGTGGCTTCAATACGTTGTTCCAATGCGAGAAAAAGATTTGAAAATAAACTGTCCATTTTTGATTTTTTAGAGTGATCGATTTTAGTCGTCCGACTGATGTAAAGGTCGGTGCAATACGCCTCTTTTCCTCCTGCACTTTCAATGATTGAACAATGATTGAAGTATGATTGCGCAATAAAAGAACAAGCACTGTTTCCTGATTTTTTCTGCCTGCACCAATGTTGTTTCTTTGTATTGTAATCGCTTGCTGACAGAGCAAGTACAACGTAAATAAAGCTGTTCGGAACACCCTATTACAGAAAGCGGACAGTGATAATGTTAACCTCAGATGTTACTATTAAATGCAATCATACATTCAGATCCTGAACAGACCATCTTACAACGGCTGGGCGACCAGGCATTCTCAGTGATCGTACTGATAGGTATCGCATGGATATTATGGAAACGCCAGATAAAACTGGAAGACCGTTTGACGCAATACCTCGATGACGATCGTGAGAAAATGCTGGGCGTAATAGATAACAACACGAAAGTGATGGAGCGGTTGGAAGATGTGCTGAACAGGAATAACCCCAGGTAATAAAATGCGTAAGATAAATTTTATTGTTATCCATTGTACAGCCACCCCTCAGGATACCCGTCCTGAAGCTATTCAACAATACTGGAAAGAAACACTCAAATGGAAAAGTCCCGGTTATCACTACCTGATAGCACCATCAGGCAATGTGATGCAACTCGCAACGGAAGATCGTATCTGTAACGGCGTAGCAGGATATAATGCAAATAGCATCCACGTCAGTTATATAGGCGGAGTAGATGCTGATAACAAGCCAGCAGACAACAGAACGGTAGCCCAACGCGAAGCAATGAGGGCATTGGTGCTGCGATTGAAGCAGCAATATCCGCAGGCAAGGGTCCAGGGCCACCGGGACTTTCCATTTGTTAAAAAAGCGTGTCCATCTTTTGACGCACGCAAAGAATTCAACGATTTATAACCAATTACAATGACCAAAAAAAGTAAAAAATGGGATTACCAAAAGTAGCAATTACGTTAGGAAACGGCAACCTGGGAGCAAGCATCGCTACCGATGATGGCGTAGCCGGGCTGGTACTGACCGGCGTGGCAACTGCCACACTTCCGCTGGGTACACCGAAAGTGATTTTCAGCCTCGGTGAAGCAGAAGGCCTGGGCATTCTGGCCACCGGCGCCAACGCCAGCGCACACCGTCACATCCGGGAATTTTATGACCTCGCAGGAGAAGGCGCGGAACTCTACATCATGACCGTAGCAGATACAGTCACACTGACGCAGATGGCAGACGTGACCAATGCCAGCAGTGCTGCAAAACTACTGGACGCAGCGCAGGGCCGTATCAGATTATTAGGTCTTACCCGCACGCCATCAGCATCCTACACACCGGTGCTCAGCGATGGCCTGGACAAAGACAGCCTGGATGCCATTACAAAAGCACAACAACTGGCGCTGGCCTACGCAGCACAGTACAAACCAGTACGTGTGCTGATCGAAGGCCGTAAGCTGGACACCACCAACATGGCGACGCTCAAAGACCTGCGTACATACACCGCCAATCATGCAGGTATCGTCATCGGCAGTACTGCCAACGACGGCAGCGCTTCCGTCGGACTCGTACTCGGACGTGCAGCAGCTATCCCTGTTCAACGTAACATCGGCCGTGTTAAAGATGGCGCGTTGCCTGTACTGTCAGCGTATGTGAACACTGCGAAAGCTGAAGAACTTACATCAGCAGATCTGCTGCATGACAAAGGTTACATCTTCCTGCGCACATTTGTTGGCCGCTCCGGTTACTATCTGAATGACGACCCTATGTGCGCCCCTGTTACAGACGACTACAGCCAGCTGGCATTGGGCCGGGTAATAGACAAAGCTACTATGATCAGCTATCAGACCTACGTCGAAGAACTGAACGATGAGATCACAATTGATGAAAACGGCAAGATCAGCGTACCTGTTATCAAGTACCTGCAGAACAAGATCGAGTCGGCTGTAAACCTGGCCATGGTAGATGAGATCAGCTCATTCAGCGCATACATTGACGCCGGCCAGAACGTGCTCAGCACCGGCAAGCTCACCGTAAAAGCAGCGATCGTACCGATGGGATACACTAAAACCATAGAAGTATTACTCGGCTTCACCAACCCTGCTCTCCAGTAAAGCTGTTATTCACTTAAAAAAAGAACCAATATGATTTTTGACAACAAAGAATGTACCTGGGCCAACATGAAAGTTGTAGTGCTGGGTAAAGAACTGACAGGCATCCGCGGTATTAAATACAAACTGTCGCAGGAAAAAGAACACCTGCATGGCGCAGGCGATGAGCCTATCGGTATCCAACGCGGCAAGCGCACCTATGAAGGTGAGATCAAACTGCTGAAGTTCGAATACGATGTACTGGCGGACGCCGTAAGACTGGCCGGTGGCAGAGACCTGCTGGACCTCACCGCTGACATCATCGTTACCTATGTAAAAGACGGACTGTCCGTACCACGTACCGATATCATCCGCGGCTTCCAGTTCAAAGAATTCGAAAAAGGCTGGGAACAGGGCGCGAAGTTCATGGAGATCACCATGCCGATCGTTTTCATGGGCCTGCAACAGAACGTATAATAACATAGCACGATCACCTTATTTAAAACAAACCTATACACTTAACATACTATGACAGTAGAAAAACCGGTAGCAACTACCAAAGAACATATCGAAGCCTGGAAGCAGAAACACAAAGATGTATTTAAGCTCACAGCTACTGATGGGAAAACAGGTTATTGCAGAAAACCCAACAGGGATGAAGTAAGCTACGCCATGACCCTGATCGCAGGCGATCCGCTGGCTTATCATGAAACCATCCTGAAAGCAACCTGGCTGGGCGGAGATGAAGACATCATCAACGATAAATCTTACCTGTACGGCCTGGGCGCTCAGCTGGACAAACTGCTGGAAGCGAAAAAGGTTGAAGTGGAAAAGCTCTAGGCGAGGCGTCCGGCGAATTTGATAAGAACCCCTTAGGGTATATTCAAACGCTGTTCGAATATTACCTGCCCCAGGTTGACACCTCGCAGCTTAATGATGCTCAGTGGGCAGAAAAATTTGCACAACTGCACGACATCCGGCAGCGGGAGCTAAAAGGATTGCCATTACTCTCAAGGTAGAGATCGTGCTAAAAACAATTAAAAATGGCAGAAACAACAAGCGATGAATATCATCAGATAAGCAAGGCCGCCGATCTTGCTTTGAGCAAAGTATCCATCTTTCAGAAAACTGTGATGTCTAACAATAACACCCTGAGTTCGTCTTTAAACGAACTCAGGGAAAACATCACCCGGATAGAAATAACAAGTGCAAAGGCTACATCGGCCACCACCGCCTCCATGGGGGACAAAGCCAAAGAGGCTGCCAAAAAAGATGATAAAGACAAAGGCGAGGAATTCGACATAGACGGCATCATCAAAGGTGGAACAGCCATGCTTAAAATGGCGATGGACCTGCAACAGACACAGGTAGCCTTCCAACAGTTCACCGGCAGCGCTACCACCGCAAAAGCCCTCGTGAGCAGTTTGCAGGAGATGGGTATCTCCACTCCTTTCAGCAGCAATGAGCTGATGAAAAACGCAGAAGCGTTACTGGCATCCGGTACAGCCGCCGCTAACATCGTACCTACCCTCACCCTGCTGGGCGACGCAAGCAGAGGCGACCAGGAAAACCTGGATGCACTGACATCGGCCTTCAGCCAGGTACAGACAGATGGAAAGCTCACAGCCTCCACACTCACAGATCTCGTGAATGCAGGATTTAACCCACTGGAAGAAATGTCCAGGATGTCAGGCATATCAATGAGTAAACTACAGGCGGATCTGGATGCAGGAAAGATATCGGCCGACCAGCTGACTACCTCCCTCATCACCGCTACAGGTCCCGGCGGACAATTCTTCGGCGCCATGCAGGCGCAGAGCGAAACAGCCGCCGGACGATGGCAGGAGTTCAACGAACGCCTGGAAATGGCAGGGACCTCGCTTGGCAGCGCATTATTGCCCATCGCTACAGACTTTATCAACAACGCCCTGATACCTATGGCAGCCATACTTGAAATAGCCGCCAACTGGATCTCCGAACATGCATCACTGGTAGGATTTCTGGCTACGGCGATAGGCGGCGCCCTGATCGGATACAAACTGTGGGCAGTGGCACAAGGTGCTGTTAACCTCGTCATGAGCCTCAACCCCATCGGATTGATCGTCGCCGGCATCGTGGCATTGATAGGAAGTGTCATCTATGCGTGGAATACCTTCTCCGGCTTTCGCGGCGCAGTAGTAGGCGTGTGGGAATGGCTGAAAGCATTCGGCTCACTGATCAAAGACTATGTCATAGACAGGATCAAAGGAATGATCAGCGGGATCAGCGGCCTCGGACAAGCCATCATGTATATGTTCCAGGGTGAATGGAGCAAGGCATGGGAAACAGGTAAGAGTGCTGTAAAAGATCTTGTTGGCGTCGACGCGGCAAAACACGCCGCTGAAAATGCCGGGAAACTAGGCAGCGCATTCTCCAAAGGATTTGACGACGGCGTCAGGATGAAGCCGATATCCCTGAAAGGAATCATGCCCGCTACTCCTACGCTGCCCAGGATGAAAGCCACCGGCGACTATTCCGGCCTTGGCAAAACACCTGAGATGACAGCCGGCGGATTAAACAACGCCAAAGACAAAGTGGAGGGTATTACCAGTGGCGGCGCGCGGAATATCATTATCAACCTGCAAAAGCTTTTTGATAATATAAATATCAGCTCTACCACTGTGCAGGAAGGTGTAACGGATATGGAGCAAATGGTGACAGAAGCCCTGCTCCGGGTTTTAAACAGTGCAAACGCAATACCGATTTAATTATGGCAGCTAGTTTCGATATACAAAAGATCTTCCAGACCTCATGGGGATACCGCCCACCCATCTTTGATGTGGCCCTGCAGCCGGATAGATCGGAAATGGACAAAGACTATTTCGCAAAGGGTCTTTACGGTCGGCCTTATTTCATGCCTGTTACACTGGGCGGGGTATTGCTTCCAAATCCCGTAATAAGGATCTCCAACAAGAAAACCATTGTGGAAACGTCTATGGTCAACCGCCCCGGCACAGTAAAAGAACTGATTGCCCAGGAAGACTACAGGATTAACATAAAAGGCATCATCGTACTGGAAAGCAACAGGTACCCCGAAGAAGAAATACTTAGCATCCAGGAGCTCTATTTAGAGAATAAAGCCCTGAAGATAGAAAGTGTATTAACAGACCAGATCCTTGGCTTTAACAAGCATGTGGTAATAACCGACATCACCTGGCCGGAAATTATAGGTACTCAGAACGTAAAAACCTATGAGATAAACCTCCTAAGCGACGCACCATTTGACTTAAACCAGACGTAATCATGTTCATCCTAAACTGTGAGATAATAATAGGTGGCTTCAATTTTTCGGCGGTAACGGAAGTTACTGTCAAAAGAAGCATCCATTCTTTTGTTGACACCGCAAACATCACGATACCCGCCTCCGCACAATTGACGACCAGTGGAGAATTACCGACGCAATCAGTCACCCGCACAGCCATGATATTCAAAGAGGGCGACCCTGTGGAGATATGGCTGGGATATGATGGAGATCTTCAACTGGAATTTGAAGGCTTCGTCAGAAGAGTGAACGGGGCCACCCCATGTATCATAGAATGCGAAGGATATAGCTGGCTATTGAAGCGTAAGAACATACACAAGGTGTATCCTCCCACTTCACTGAAACAAATGCTCGAAGAGCTGGTACAAGGTACCGGCATTACGTTGAGTGAAAACATCCCGGATGTCGAAATACGGCAGGTGGCTTTCTCGCATAGCAACGGAACGGCAGTGCTGGACTGGATAAAAAACAATCTTTACCTCGCGGTTTATTTTATGGGCAAAGAGCTGTACGCAGGCCTGTCTTATACAGAGCTTCCCGAAAGAGCCATATACGTCCCCGGCAGAGTGTTTAAAAACGGTAGTATCGCTCCCCTTGACTATGAAAAGGTACAAACAGCGGTGCCCTACCAGCTGGGATGGAACGTGGTGAAAGACGACCAGCTCAAGTTCAGAAAAGCCAGCGACGTGAAGATCAGGGTCAAGGCCGTTTGTTTTGACGAGCAGAACAAGCCCAGGGAAAAAATGGCCGGCGACACCGATGGCGCCATCAGGACAATCTTTGTTCCTGACCTGCGCAGCGATAAAGAACTGCTGGCAGTAGCCGAAGCAAAGGCCAACATGTTGCGATATGACGGCTATGAAGGCAAACTGACAACTTTCCTGCAGCCATTTGCCCTGCCTGGCTTCAAAACCCGGTTAAAGGACCCAACATATAAAGACCGCGAAGGCACCTATCTGATCGAAAGTACAGAGGTGAAATTCGGTAGCGGCGGCGGAAGAAGAATATGCGAAATAGGCGTTAAAATAAGCAGCAAATGAGCAGACAACAAGCACAATTAATTGAAGGGCTTAAAAACCTGGGAAGGATGAAACCCGTCATTATTCCGGCAACCGTCGTATCATCAAAAAAAGAAAATGCTACGATCGAAGTGCTGACTATCGATGGCTTGACCATCCCCAATGTCCGCCTGCAGTCGGTCATCATGGAAGACAACGACGGCGTCATCACCTTTCCTCTCAAAGACAGCAGTGTATTGATTGCCCGCATTAATGACAGCGACTACTATGTGGTGGTCAGCATGGAGACAGCAGAAACAATACAATGCCGCATCGGGGAAAGATACATCCAGCTGGATGAAGACGGACTCGGGATCAGCAATGGTGATGATTCACTAAAGCAATGCCTCGACGACCTGCTCGATGAAATCGTTACCATCTATGCCCCCATGAACAAAGCTGCATTTGCCGACATCAAAACCCGATTAGCTAAACTTTTAAAATAATCATATGCCCCTGAACAAAAGCGGACTGGAACAGAGTATCAAAAATGCGTTTAAAAACATGAAGGACGCAGATAACGATGAAGAACAAGGGCTGGACCTACTTTGCAGCAAACTTGCCGAAGCAGTGGACACCTACGTAAGAACAGCCCAGATTAATTACACCGCCGGCTTATCAGCACCTAACGGTCCGGTGACCGGTGTATTCAATGGTACCCTATCATGAAAGACATACTGCTTAACGAAGACCTGGACCTGGATATACAGGCAGGCGACCTGCATACAGGACTCAGCGATCAGCAACATCAGCTGCTGCTATTGATGAACAACAGAGGAAGCTTCAAGGAGTTTCCCGCAATTGGAATCGACGCATTCGGCTACCTGCAGGACAACGACACCCGCGCCCTGCTGAGCGAAGTAAGGCAACAGTTTACAGCAGATGGCATGCAGGTCAACAAAATAAATATCACGGACACCGGTCAGCTAAATATCGATGCAACCTATGGAAACAGTTAATGTAAAACCACACCAGTGCCTGCTGGATCTCTCCATGCAACTCAAAGGCAGCATTGAAGACCTGTTCAGCTTTGCCATCGCAAACGGTATCAGTATCACCGACGATCTTAGCTCCGGCAGCACCGTATGGGTGCCGGATACAGCCATCATCGACCGCCGCACGTTTCAGACGTTGAGAGATGAAAACATTATACCCTCCAACGCTTACACAGCTGAAGACGAAGCAGCAATCAAAGGTGGTATCGGTTACATGGGTATACAGGTAGACCTCCGTGTGAGTTAAAAACAAGAGTAAAAAAACTAATCATGGCAAGAACAATCACCGCAATACAGGATGATATCATCAGCAGAATACATGCAACGGCAGGACTGGCTGATATGAACAGCAGCAGCAAAGTGGCCGTATGGAGGCTGTGGACCTATGTGGTGGCAGTAACCGTATGGGCGCTTGAAAACCTGTTCGACTTTCACAAAAACGAGGTGAACACGCTCATTAATGAAAAGGCGCCACACAGTCTGCGCTGGTATGCCAACAAGGCAAAAGATTTCCAGTATGGATCAGAACTGGTACATGAGGAAGATTATTATGACAACTCTAATCTCTCCGAAGACGAGCTGGAAGAAAGGAAGATCATCGCCTTCAGCGCCATCGTAGAGCAGGCCAAAGGCCTGCGGCTTAAAGTGGCCAGGATTGTCAATGACGACCTGGACGCCCTCAGCGTTAGCCAGCTGGCCGCCTTTGAAGAGTACATGAACCGCATCAAAGATGCAGGCGTTAATCCGCTCGTCGTGGAAAGCCTGCCGGCAGACAGTCTAAAGCTGACCCTGACCATCTACTACAATCCACTGGTGCTTGACAACACAGGCGCGCGGCTGGACGGCACTGATCCCGATCCCGTGAGAAAGAAAATAAAGGATTACCTCAAGAACCTTCCCTTCAACGGAACCATGGTGCTGGCTTACCTGGTGGATACATTGCAGCAGGTAGACGGCGTAGTGATCCCTCATATCGTACAGGCACAGGCAAGATATGGTGCGCTCCCCTATACGGCATTTGACGTGAAATACAGTCCGGACGCAGGTTACCTCAGGCTGCTGCAGGACGCCGATCTGCAGATCTCCTATATCCCACAAAGCGCAATCATATGAGTAAATTATTCGAGGTAGATTTTCCCAAACTGGTCAGGATCTTATTGCCGCCCAGACTGAGGAAGAAAAAACACGTCGCCTGGCTGCAGGCATTAACGAATCCTGTCAACTACCTGTACCAGCAGTTCCGGCGCAACAGGGACGCAAACCTCTACCGCCTGTATATCACACCGCAGGTGATCTATATGGAGAAACTGCTCAACGACAGGTACAATATAGCAGGAAGAAGGATCCGCATCAAAGATGCTCTAGTCTATGAGCCCGAGTATATCTACCAGGAACAGGAACTGAAGCCGGTATACATCTACAAAGAAGAAGAGAACAAACCGGTATATCTTTTTACCGACGCCGAAATAGGCAGTGACTCGGTCGATTTCTTTGTACTGGTGCCACCGGATCTGATCTTCAATGAAAACGAAATGGCAGCATTGATCAACAACTATAAACTGGCCGGCAAGCGCTATAAAATTCAAAAAGTATGAACAAAGTAGAACAACTCACAAACCTCGGCGGTTTCCCCATGACCCAGTACACGCTGGACTTTATGCAGCAGTCGTACCGGGATGCACTGGGCGCACTGGCAAAGCTCGTCGGCAATGCCGTGATAGTGGCCGGCATGGAAGAAACCGGCAACAACGTGGCCAACGGCTGGATCAGCTACAATGGCGAACTGCTCCCCTTCACAGGCGGCCCCAAACAATCTACCTGGATCATTGAAGAAGCGACGGAAGACCGTCTCTTTGCCGACCAGGTAAACCGCACCGTTTATTTCACCCGCAAGGCCAGGTTTGCCTCCGGCGGTATCAGCTACAGCAGCCTGCAACGTATAGAAACACTGATAGGACTGAAAGGCGTGATCGCCGCACTCGACACGCGGCTTACACAACAGGTCGAGAAGATATGGAAGAGAGGAGATATCATCGAAGTAGATTGCAGCACAGCTTACCTGCAGGCAAACTTTGACGGCACCGGCCTGGGAAGAAATGAACGGGCCGGCTGGGCGATCTGCAACGGCAATAACGGCACCAGAAACCGCGCTGGCAGATTCCCTGTAGGCTATGATGCATCCAGGTGGGAATATAATACCATCGGTAATATCGGCGGACAGGAAGCTGTAACGCTTACCGTCGGACAACTGCCACCACACATGCACACGGGCAACAAACAAGTATCCGCACGCGGATGGCCTGATGATTCAGGAGACAGGACAGACAACTATTATTACATCCACTCCTCCAGAGATAGCTGGCAGTTCCATCAGACTTTCGATACGAATTACACAGGGTCGGGCCAACAACATGAAAACCGCCCTCCCTACATTGTTACACTCTGGATAATGAAATTATAAAGACATGGCAATACGTGAACGCAATAAATTAAAAAGCTGGTTCCAAACAGGAGATTATCCTACGCAGGACCAGTTCTGGGACTGGCTTGACAGCTTTGTGCACAAGTCAGAAGACCAACTCGATATTGACAGCATCGCCGGGCTACGTGCCCTGGTAGACAACAAGGCCGACCTGGAGGCATATCTGATCCTGTATCAACAGGTGCAGGATATGACTGCCGCCGGACAAAAAATCAGAAGGCCTGATGTGTTGTCGCCGCTGTCAGATGAAGAGCTGAACACACAATACCCTGACGCTTTGCCTGGCACCCAGGTTATCTGTCCGTCAATAGAAACCGGCGGAGAACTATATGAGAAGTTTGACCAGGAAAGTAATAGCTGGTTCAGGTTATACATGACGAAAGGTACATCGGGCTTCCCGGGCACAATTAGTGGTATGCAGCTGGACAGCTTCGTTTAGTCATCTTGTTAAAATAATATAAAATGAACTTTGAGCTAAAGAAAATAAACTGGGAACCTGGTAAGGCAGCATCACAATTACAGCTGATGACACTGCGTATCAGGAAAAAAAGTGACGAAGATGAAGAAAGCAATTATACAACCATTGCAGATGATCTGCAGGTATATCCCGATGGGACTATCCTGAATCCGCCGGTCATTGAAGAGCTGGAAGAAGAAACAAACTATGTGTTCCGCATTCTCAACAACGATCCCGCCGGCGGAAAATTTGACATGGTGTTTACTACGCCAAAAACATTTGAAGTCGAGCCCCTCTCAAAATCGTACTATCCCAATTCAGAAGTGCTGTACGATGCAGATTCCGGCTTCAGGGACGCTATGTTACCACCAAGGTTCGGCGCTTACTACAGCCTCGCGTACACACAGGCCGACTGGTTTGGAAGCTACCCGGATGCCGTACTGCCAGGCACTCCGGTATGGGAAAAGAAAAACGGCCAGCCCGGTATTAAATTGCAGACTGAAGCCGACCAGGTATTGTTCGCTATGGACAACGCATTCCTGGGCAGCCTGAAAACGCGGTATGCATTGGGCGTACACTTCTATGTGGAAGCGGGAGACCTGCCAGTTAAAGGTATTTGGCCGCTGATCTCTTTTGGCTCCATGGACGGAGGCGATGGCGTATTCGTATATGTCAACTGCAGCACACAACTGATACACTGGCGTCAGCAAAGAGGCGGCATCGTTGAGGAGATCGTCAGCACCACCGGCGTCTATAACGGCGGCTGGAACCAGATACTGGTGTTCCGTGCAAATACGATCTCCGAATCACAAATGTGGTTGAACAACGACAACACATTTACAGGAGCACTTACCACTGCCAGTGTACCCAACTTCCCTTTTCTACTCGATCCATTGTATGTCGGTGCGCCCGGAGGTCTCTTCAGCAATTTCTATTACACTTCGCTGAACCTGGACAGCGCTGCCGCAGCCAAATACCAGCAACCACCCTATCCTGTTGGGATACTGGAAGATTATTACGAGCCGGAAAACAAATTCATGATCACAAGAAATAACATGATCGTGATAGACAATAGCCGGATTGTTTTAACCCTGCCTCCTGATACGCCCCCCGGCCGCAAGTGGTTCTACATAGAGGACAGCATTGGCGTGCGACCCCGTATAGAAGTGAATGTACTGCATATGGAAAAAGTACCGTATCCACTGGAGATCGATTTTAGTACCGACAGCAGTGCGGACAATATCTTCAAGGACTTTTATTACCCGATGGCAAAAGGCTGGGGCGGAGCAAACGGCGGTGTGTCACCCCGCCACATTTACATGCAGGATGGCCTGCTGGTGCTTGAAGCGCATGGAGACCGTTACGATGGTAACTCCCAGGGATACAGCGAAGATGGCAACCCGAAATATCACAGGCAGCCGGGCGACCCACAGCAGAACCGCCCGTGGACAACAAGAGTCGGCGCCGTGATCGCCTCTAAAAATTACTACGGTTATGGCCGTTATGTAGTAGAGGCAAAACTGCCGCGGAACATGGGCGTTGCTCCATCATTCTGGACATCTCACTATGGAAAGGTGCATCCGCAGGACCCTCGCTATGAAGAGCTGCTGGCCCAAGGTTTACATCCCCAGGGTAGCCAGGAAGAAGGATACTATGTAGTAGAGAAAAATGAGGTCGATATGGAATTGCCCGGCAATAACGCTGCCTACATCTTTTACAGTATTGAAGAAATGCTCTCGGCCAGCTATCACATCACCTGGCCCGGTATGAAAGTAGCCGTAGCAGAAGATGCAGACCCCGAAAACAATGGCACCTGGGAGCTGAACAATATTGCTGCGCCGAACCAACAGGAGAGCTGGAGCAAGGTAAGCAATGAAATACAACAGGTGTATCTGCCCAGGAAAAACAACATCAAATGCAGCAACCACCGGGGTGAAGTCGGAACAGGCAATGGTATCACATTCGGCGCAGAGCCATTCGAGGATGAATACCTGACTATGCTGACAAACATTGGAAAAGACGTGTGGGATGATGCATTCCACGAGTTCAGGTACGACTGGTATGCAAACAGGGTAGAATTTTATGTCGACGGGGAAATGATACAGGTAAACAGGCACTTTGTGCCGGATGTAGCAGGCAGATGGACGATCGGCCTGTGGTTTCCATCACCCCCCGATCCGCAGCGCCCCTGGCTGACGGACCCCACAGCCGCACCTGCAGGCGCCGTGGCCGACTGGAAATACCAAAAGATGCTGATCAAAAGAATGGTGCATACGCCGTTCTCCGACGAAGAAGCCGGCGGTGCAAATCGCGCGATAGGTGAAACCTATCCATTCGACGGACTTCAGGCTTTCCCCGGGCCACTTCCAGCCTAA